ATCCAAAACTTTAGCGTAGGTCTGAGCTTGAACACCGGCAGTACCCATGATGTTCTTGACCGCTTCTATGCGGCCAAACACATCCATCAAGACGGGAAGGTTCCCCTCAAACTTCTGCATCAACTCCGTCAATGCGGCTGACAGACCTTTCTCCTTGATCTGTTGCCGAAGGTCCGCGTACGTCAGCCCCATGGATGCAAGAGCGTCAACACCCTGAGAAGTCTCCTTCGTCAAAGCGGAGAACACCGACGTCAGCGAGGTGACTGCTTCAGTCGTTGGTACGCCGAGCTTGGTCATCGTCGCGATGTTCGCGGCAACTTCCTCGAACTTAACCCCAAGTTGTGCCGCGAATGGAACTACGTTCGCGAGTGTAGGTGCAAGTTCCTTGGCTTCAGCACCGCCGTCCTTGACAGCCACGGCCAACATGTTTGCGGCTTCAGCTGCCGTAATGTTTGCCGAGCCATACGAATTGATGACCGTCGTCAATGCACCAGCTACGTCAACGACTTCACCGAACACTGCCTTCGTACCTTGAGCAGCGACATCCAAGATAGAAAGAGCATCAGCGGTATTGTCAACGGTAGACGATACCTTCGTCATCGCTTCGGCGAGTGCAGTAGGCCCGATGCCTACCGTTGGGGCTAAGTCGAGGATGTGCTGCTTGACATTCTCAAGCTCACCGGGCAAGACCCCTGCGATGGACACTAACCGCTTCATCTGCGCTTCAAAGGTACTGGAGAAGCTCAGCGAAGCCGCTGCCGCCGCCACGAGTGGAGCTGTCAGTCCAACCGACAGCGCCGTGCCTGCGGACGTCAACGATGAACCAAAGCTCTTGAGGTTCTTGCTGGCGAGGCTCAACCCGGAGGATAAGTTATCCTCCAGGTTGATGTGTCCGGTGAGTGTACCTATGTCCATGTTACTTTTCTGCTTCTAACTGCGAAAATGCTGCAGCCCAGAGTTGCATGATCTTCTGCTGTTCCTGCCACGTCTGCTTCGGCTTGACCTGCTCTTTGACTTTGTTTTCACCGTCAAACTTCAACAAGAAGTCTTCGAATGGCTTCCGATGCTTCGCATCGACCGCCATGTTATAGATCATGTGTGCCACCTGCGCCGACCTGGCATCAGCCCGCAGTTCGTTGAACGGTTCCATCCGCGCGTAGGCTTCCCATTCAACGAACTGCTTGGCCGTAATTTCCTGCAGCATCTTATCGACGTTGATCCTTCCCAGCTTCACCGCGAGTTGAAAAGCGAAGCGCCTTCGGCTGCTTCGCTTCAGGCGTTTTTTGCTTTAGCCTCAGCCTCCGTCACCTTCGCGCCCGTCGGCACTTCCATGCCGTTCAGCTTCAAGATCTCGCGCACGAAGCGCTCAGCGACCTTGTGACTCAAGTTGCGGAACTTCGGAATGTGCGTATCGTTGGCGATGCGCTTGCCAGTCGCCTTCGTACCGTCAGGCAGCACCGTGACGCCAGGAATGCCATCGACCAGGCTCTTGACGATGAGCCGCAGTCCCGCCGTTTTCTTGGCTTCACCTTCACCGGCTTCCGACCATTCGATCACGTCACCAGCCGTCACCGAGCCAATGAACAGCACGTCACCCTTCTTGAACCCCTCGACCTTAGCGTACTCGATCTGACTCTCGGCCAAGAAGTCATCCAACGAAACAGCACGCTCGGTCGTTTCTTCTTTCGCCATAACTCACTCTCCCCACGCAAGATTGTTGGTGCCGGACTCCGTGGTACGTCCCTCTCGCCGGAGTCCGGCGTGAGAGCGAGGGGACGCTGCGTGGGGCAGACCTAGTTGCCGATCACCACTCCATTGATGGTCATCAGCCCGCTGAACCTGATCGCTACGTCCGCGGACGAAAGGCCGTCCGTCGGCAGCATGATGTTGTTGACTGACTTGACCTGACCGCTCGCGATCCAGGTGTTCGTCAAGTCAGGAAAGATCATCTTGAATCCATCGACGGGCACCGGGTTCGTGATGCACGCTTTGATGAGACCTGTCAGGTGGTCGTGCGTCGGATCGCTCGGCAGGAAGTTCAACTTGATGGTGAAGATGTCCCTGCGCAGGACGCCCAGCACGTACTTGTCGATGTTGACGTTGTGCGTCGTCGCATCGAACTCGTTGTGGTCAAGGCCAGGCAACTGGATGTCGCCAACCTCTGCGATCTCGGTGAACGTTGTCGGCGTTGCTGCCGGCGCTCGCGAGATTTTTGCTCCGTGTCCGCTGAGGGCTAGTGTCATGCTCGTTCTCCTTTATAAGAGCCGGGCATCGTGAGGCGGGATGCCTCAGGATGGTTGCTTTTGAGCCTCGATATTGAAGACGTACCTCGCTCTGCCAGTACCTTCTTCCGGACCAAGGTCTTCAGGCTCTTGTCGTGCTGTGATGCTTTGATAGAACGTCCCACTCAGCACGGTGTTGAACGTTCCGTCCAGCGAATCATATGCGGCCTTTGCCATGGCCCGAGCTACGTTCGCTGCCTTTGCACGTACTGAAACTTGCGCCGTTGGACGCTGAGTAGACGCGCCTGGTATGTTGTGTATCCGCGTTGGACCGCTTCCTCCTGTTTCAACAAGGACTAAGAACGGGCCGTCGCCAGCTGGTATCACTGCCTTACGACCCAAGAAGATGGACGTTCCATGAACCCCAACCCCGTCGGCAATGAGCTTGGCTTCTATCTCTTCAAGGAACGGCATCAGAGTTTACCTACATTCAAATTCACACGCTTCGCCAAGCGCGCAGCCATGTGGTCGCGGCTTTCGTTCAGCACGCTCTCCAGATACTTCGCCTGACCAACCGGATGAAACGCATCCAAGTCCTCATGCACGATGACGGCATACTTCTCAGCCGCTCCGCCAAATCCGAGGGTCACGGAGATGTTGCGCCCGCTGCGCACCGGGTTGTTGACGAAACCGCTCGCGCGCAAGACGCCGGTAGCGACAGGCGTCCGCCGCTTCGACTCTGTCATCTCAATCTGACCTTCGATGTAGAGCGCCTTCGCGACCATGTCGGGAAACTTGGCGGCGACTTTCAATATGTTCTGGCGCATCTGCTCGACGCCTTCCATCTTGAAGGTAATCACTGGACCACCAACTCTCCGTGCATGTTCAGTACACCCTTGGAGATGATTTCAGCGTACTGCTCCCCAATCGTTCGCCACCGATATGCGGGACGCTGCGCACACTCAAGGGCCGCCTGTCCGTTCTGCTTGAGCGCAGGTCGGTCAAGGTACAATCGGTTCAATGCCCGAGTGAACTGTGCTTCATCTGGGACGCCGCCGATGACGTTGACGAACGGCGGACCAATGGCCGTCGAAGTACACGGAACCAGCCACGCCGAACCCTTGGCCCAACATCCAAATGCGGACCAATCAGGCAAGACCACTGGAACGCCGCACGCCATGGCTTCCAACGCCGTCAGCCCGAACCCTTCGCCTTGCGTTGTACTGATGGCGACATCGAAGGCGTTGTAGGTGTCGCGCATGCTGGACTCTTCAACACCATACCAGGTCGGGGGCTCCATCGTGATCAACCTGTCGAGCACTCCATAATACTTCGCCAACGACTTGACGTCACAGCCAGTATCGCCCGTCGGCGCTGTATGAAGGTAGAGCCAAGCATCGCGGACATTCTTTTGCTTGATCCACCCCGCAAAATACTTCACCGTCAAATCCCATCGCTTGCGCCACTGGTTGCGGTTGACGTTTCCAACGATGAACGCATCGTCTAGGTCGCGCGGCAGGCCAAGCCTGAGCCGTGCTTCGTATTTGTCGCCCGGATGATATACGGACGTATCAACGCCAAGCGGGATGACCGTTGCTGGTCCGACATAGCCACCGGCACGGGCTTCATCGAGTGCGAACTGCGTCCAGAAGATGGCCGACGAGACTCCAGACATCCATCCGCCGCAGAAGTTCTTGCCATCGACCGCCACGGACGCAACCACCGGCACGTTGACATATTCCTTGAAGCGCGACAGTTGCCCGGTGTACATTGGCAGATTCCAGCCATCTTGCTGGATGAAGATCACGTCAGGCTTCACCAGGTCGCACATCCAGATGAGGCGCTTGACGCCAAAAGAATCTCCTTCAACTGCTGCCGCATACACCGGTACTTGCTGAGACTTCACGTACGGCACAGAACTAGGATCGCCGCGATAGTTCATGCCAAGGATCGTTACGTCGAACGACTCACGGAGGACGTCAACGATCTCGCGCGTCGCCTTGCCAAACCCACTCGGACAATCCGGGCCGTCGCCGACCCAAAGGAGTTTCTTCATATGATTTTGCCCCACAGCAAATCGGTTTACGTGTTATGCCCAAGCAACGCAATTATCTCAGGACGCCAGACGATCTCACTCCGGTCCCACTTCATCTCTTCAAGGTACGCGCAGTCTCCGCCGACGAACGGCCGGAACTTCCCGAGTCGCGTTGGCATGTTCGGGATGAGTATCATCGGCGTACCAACGTTGCCGCACCGCAGTTCAGGCTCCGCCCACAGCGTGATGCCATTCGGGTACTGCATGCGAAACAGTACCGGCTTCCCCGGCGTCCGCATGATCGCATCGGCCATCAACTTCCGGGTGCCAGGTGCATACCAATCATCGTCATCGATGTGTGCGAGGTATCGGCACTTGGCTTGCGGCGTCGCAAAGTTCCGCTCAGTATGTCCCCAGTCGTTCCCACGTGGGCACTGGAGAAATCGCACGCGTGGATCATTGGTCGTGTTCTTCTCACCAACGAGCAGGATCTCGTCGCCGGGCCACGTTTCGATGGACCGAAGGGTTGCATCCAATGACGTACGGCCGACTGTTGGGACGATGAAGGAGATCAAAACTGCACGCCCCACTTCTTCGCGTAGTTGTGCTGCGCGACGCAAAACTTGCGATGATGCTCCAGCATCTCTTCCGGTGTACTTTGAACGAGTGTTTGACTCTTCAAGTGTACGATGCCAGCGTCTACTTCTTCAGCATCCGCTGACCGTTCCCGTGTACCCTTGCCGTCGAGTCGCTGGAGGTAGTCGCAATCTTCATAGTATCCATAGCCAGGCGAAATGCTCTCATCGAAGTACCCCAGCTTCTCGATGCACGTATCGCGGATCATGAAGCAAGAGAATCCGCAGCCCTTTGCCCAGACCAGGTCAGCCTTCGACGCGGCCATCAGCGCCAGTGACCGTGGCCCAAATACGATGTCATCGTTACTGAGGATGCGGTCATCGGGCACGTTGTTGATGAACCAGTTCCATGACTCGGCTACGCCCATCGGAACGTCCGGAGCGTACGTCAGGAACGGTACAGGCGACGCATCCATCGCCATCTTCAGACGACGTGCATCTTGACCGTTGTCAATCACATAGACAGCGTCAGGTTGTATCGTGCTCCCACGCAGCGATACGAGAAGGTCTCGCAGCAAGTCATACCTCTTCAACACGGGCACGCACACGTGAATCACAAAAGTCCCTCCAATTTTTCGACAGCCTGAATGACTGCCGGTCGGTGAATGTCTCCCCAGTACCAATCTCCCCTTGGCATGATGCGGTGTTCGTTGCCTTCCAAGAACACTGCGTCCGGATTGTTACCCGCCCAGTCGTGATCGATCTGAACCGTCGGCAGCATGATGCATCGGCCGAACGTCGCCATCACGTCCCGCAGGAAGATGTCGCCCCAGAAGATGTTCGGGTTCCACAAGTATCCCATCTGCGTAACGGCTTTCCGAGAAACAATGGAGAATGGATAGTGCTCCTGGTTGTGTGTCGTCACTCCGAAGTCGAACAAACCGTCAGGATACTCGTTCGCTGCGGCCAAGATTGCTTCCGGCCAACCCGGTGTCCGGAACACCATGTCATCGTTTCCGCACATCAAGACGTCGCCCGTTGCAGCAGCAGCCAGCTCGTTGAAGAACGTTGACATGCTGACGTAACCTTCGTACCTCGGACCAGTGACTACATGCTGGTCCGAAAGGAAGTGTTGTGACGGCAAGTCATCTTCATCGACGCGGAACACCAACTCCGACAGCGCACCGTGCGTCGTCAGGTCATACGAGTGGAGCAACTTCCGCAACCGCTCCACACGCCCGCGTGTCGGAATGAGTACAGAGACCTTGTTATAAGTCATCGGTCGCATGCTCTTGGTGAAAGTCATTCATCATGACGAGTACTGCCACAGCTTGATCATCTGTCAAGATGCCACTGTCGTCGGTGATCATCTCGACGTTCTCAAGGAAGTGCTTCTGACACTCATCGCACTCATTGAGGAAGTTCTTGAGCAACGTACGGACTTCAGTGGCCTGCATACGTCAACCCACTCGCTGCGGTCAGCGTCCCATTTGCCTCAGCTTCCTCTTGCTGACGTCGGATTCGCACGTCCTCATCCCACTCAGCCTTCGCCCAACCATGCTCCACGAGGAAGTCGAACATCGTCCGTTTGATCTCGAACATCTCGGCAATCGTCGTTCCATGTGGCCGCACGATCACTTCGTCGCGGGCAGAGAACCCGACAATCCACTGGTTGTCGTAGTTGTAATCGAGTATATCCAGTCCACTCTCTTGCGGGTGGGTCCACCAGCGAGAACCCGGATATGGGATCCCCACAGCAAGGTTACAAGAGTCGAGGTACGGCTTTACGGAGAGGAGCCATGCCATAGTCTCCTTAGCAGTCTCCTTCGTTTCTCCGGCCAACCCAGCGACCAGGAAGGCTATCGTGTAAAAGCCATGCTTCTTGGCGTTGATCAGCGCGGCCGTGTTCTGAGCGACCGTGGTCCCCTTCTTGTTCGCGTCGAGCACTCGCTGGCTTCCAGACTCGATGCCGAAGCACGTTACGCGCGTGTTCATCATCTTGAGCGACTCGGCGATGTGATCGTCCATTGTATTCACGCGCGTGTGAATGCGGGCTGCAAACGCATCAGGCCCGAAGGCCGCGTGTACGTCGGTCGCCAACTCGCGGAGCTTCTTCCGATGCAACGTGTAGGTATCGTCCTGGAACTTAAACATCCGGACGCCTTTCTCCATCACCTGCGCCATCTCCGCGATAATGTTGTGCGACGATCGGTAGCGCGGCATTTGACCAATCCACGGCGTCGAGCAATAGGTGCACTTGTACGGGCAACCGCGCGTGCCGATAAGCGACATGACAGCACTAGATGCCTCCGGATGCTGCGCGTTCGGAAAATACTTATGCTTCATCACCGCGACGCCATCGTTATAGATATGGTCGTCGGGAAGAAGGTCCCAAGCAGGAAAAGGAATAGCGTCAAGGTCCATCGCGTCGGACTTATCCCCATAGTAGTACGGTTGCAACTTGCCGGCGTCCCAGTCTGACAACATCTGGAGGGTAGCGACTTCACCCTCCATCACGATGACAGTATCGAAGAGTTGACGGCCGTCGGGCGCACGATAGTCTCGACGCTGGGACAAGGTTCCCTTGTAATGGTAATTCTCCTGTCGGCCAGCTTCCTTAACTTCTCGTGGCTCATATGATGGATGAGGCCCACCAGCAACCAGCAAAGCATCAGGAGCACGATCCCGAATGTAAGCAGCAAGCTCAAGAGCTTCGCCAAACTGCGGAGTACAAAAACCAAACATATGCACGTCGCTGTCCATGACGTGCTCAGGCAGGTGAATGTTCCCCTCGTACCTCTTGTCCAACATCGATGTAACCACGACGTCATGGCCATCAGCCCTCAACAGTCCGGCGATATAGAGTACGCCAAGGGGGATGTTCGTCTTCGAATCAGCGAGCCACGGTGACGAGGGGAGGATGCAGTGAATCTTCCGCCGACGAATCTTCCGGATCGGCAAACCTGACGTCGTCACGCTGTCACAGCAGCCTTCACCGGACATCTGGTAGGCGCTGTTCAGCGATGCGACCGGGATGATTTTACTCATTCTTATTCAACCTTTTCCGTTGTCATGAAGGTAACACCCTTCAAGTGGATACTGGTTTACGCAGACAGATGTTCACGAACGAATACGAGTGGACGAAGTCGCCGGCGTACTCGAAGTCCGTGTCGCCGACAAACTCAAGTCCAAACCTGCTTGGTATTTCCAGCACGCTCTCTTTCATGTATGGCGTCACCTGAAGGTGACGCGACGGTGACGCCTCCCACTGCGGAAGGTCGCGGAAGTAATCCGAAGTAATGAAGACATAGCCACCAGGCTTTGTAATGCGAACAAGCTCACGCATCGCCGCATCGTGGTCGTCTACGTGCTCGATGGTTGAGATGCACATCGTCACGTCGAACTTACCTTCAGCATCGCCCCACCCTATCTCGGGCCGAGGGGACATATCTTCAAGCAGCAAGTCGTACAGCGGAAGTGAGACACCATAATGCGCTCGCTGCGCTGCGACCATTCCAGTCACGTCGCCATACTTCATCGAATCCGTGCAACAGAGGTTCGGATACAGTCTCGCAAGGAATGGGTCAAAGAACGACGCCCCAGCACCCACGTCGATCAGCTCAGCATCTGTTGGCACGTCTAACTCTTCCAACTGCTGGAGTATAGAGGCATACTCCCAGAAGCGGTGTGGATGCCATTCACGGTGCGGTACGTGTTTACTGACCATATCATCTTGAAACAAACGCAAGGCAGCATGATAGAACGACAAGAATTGATAGTCGTCTGGGTGCAACGAACGGTTGTAAGGTCTCATACCGTAATCACTTCTCCGTTAGTAATGAAACCATGCCAACCGCAGCTCGGTACAATGCGAAGGATCGACGGCGTTAATGTCAATGTATCAAACGTCTCTCCCGTTCGCTGCCACCCATTGTTCTTACCATATTGCATTGGCGGTCCGCCGTCTATTGGATTAGCGAACGGTACATATAACTGGTGTGACTCATCTCGGTTGCCGCACGGACAATCACACAGTACACCAACTCCTTGACGCAACGGTGCAGGCACATACACCTTGCCGCTGTCGTGACAAGTGGAGCAACCGTGTCCATTACATTCCGTACATGGCTCTGGACCAGGCTGGCTGATACCTTCACCGCCAGCATTCATCCACTGCGGATTCAGGTCAATTAGTCGCATCAGTACGGTTGCACTCCTTCATGCCGAGCCCACAGTTCTTTCAAGTTGATGCCGCGCTCTTGCAGCTGTTGGTGCGCCAGGTTGATGTCCCGTTCGCCCGCGTGCTGCGGGTGATAGAACATCACCTGCGGGATGCGCACGAACTCCGTACCAGACATCTCCAGCTTGTACTGGAAGTGCGTCTGTGCGTGCCCCCACACCGTCAACCCTTCGTCCAAGCCAGCTACACGGTCGAATGACCGGCGTCTCGTCATCCAGACCCCGGCATCGATGCGCGTGTAGTCAGCCTCAGCGCCAGACAACCGCCACAAGCAGCGCGGAGTATTCCTGCGCCACTCGGCTTGCTCGCAGGCCGCAATGTCAACTGCGAGGTGATAGACGTTACCTGTTACGAACCCGTCCCAATCAGCGGGCTTCGCATCCACCACATTGAAGAAAGAGCGTATGGCCTGGAAGTCCAGGATGTAGTCTGCCCGCGTGAAGAATACCCACGGTGTATAGACCTTGCTGACGGCCAGGTTCGTAGACCATGAATGTGTCTTCGTTGGGTCACCGTGTTTGAAAGAAAGCAAATTCACCGGCACAGGGAACTTCATCCCATCGACGACCTTCAGTATGTCATCCAGTGGGTCAGCAGTGTTGTTGTCAACGATCACGATTGATTCGACCCGCGACAAGTCCTGCATCAGCAACGAGTACAACGCCGCTTCCAGGTTCGCTGGTCCAAGGCTTTTGAAGTACGTGAAGCAGACCGTCACCGGAGCCATGCTCATCACAGGAATGCCTCCGTCAGCAGCTGCCCTGTCGCGTCCACCGGCCCACCTGAACTCATGACGTCGCCGCCTGTCCCGTCGGCCAAGAAGATCTGGTCGTGTTCTTTCACCACGACGGCAGGATCCAAGAACGTTACGGTATGCGTACTCGTCGCGATGGTCCCAGCAAACGTCTTCACCTGCCGGATCTTCTTCTCAACGACAGCGTCGTGCAGCGTATCACTGTAAGTTGGATTCCCGCTGCCACCGTCTGAGATAAAATTCTTCAATGTCACCCGCTGTGAACCTTGGGCCTGCATCTGCAGGCTCTTGGTGATGGTATTGGCAAGTGCAACGGCGTCACTGAGTATGCTCATGATGAGATCACGTCAAATTGAGCGGAGTACAGGGATTCGATCCGCATGTCCGTCAGCCACGAGGGCACTAACAACGCCAGCACGGAGTCAGGCAGTACCTTCCACGTCATCGCCGAACCATCGAACTCCACTTCAACTGAACCTGCCTTGACTCGCGTGATACCCTTGACGGCTGCATCGTTATCGATCATGCGGTCAGAGGTACTCATCTGTCCCGCGAGTTCAGCGGTCGCGTCCTTTAGTTCCTGTGGGTAGACATCCCCTGCGATCGCGTTACCGTTGCGGTCGAACATCCCGATTCGACCCCACGGCAAACGTTGCGTCGTGGTTGTAGGTAGTCCGGTCCACGTTGGGTGGATGATGTAGTAGCCGTCTTCTCCGTTGACGGGCCGTACAAACTCGCGCGGGCGCGAGAGCGCAGACACGAGCGTCCGGGTGGCAAGGATGAGGGCCATCTCTTGGTCCTCGGAGTTTTCCCACGCGTCCACAAACAGTCGGGTGTCCCAGTAATCCTGACCCTCTTCTAACGTCAAGAAACTGTTTCCCGTTGGACTGTTAGGTACTGCGTCAAACACAACAGCCATGATTTATGTCCTGTGTACGCCGCGCACGAGCACGGCTGGTCCATATGAGAGGACCGTCTCGAAGTCTGTGTCCATGCGCTTCAACTCGTGAGCGATGGTGCTCTGCCGGAATGCAATCGTATCCGATGCTTTCAAGGTTACGACGACCTTCTGCTGGTTCAACGAGGGATTCGAGTTATACGTTCCAGATACAATCAGCCCGTCGCCGATAGTCTTGTCAAGGAGCTTGCGGGAATCCGGATGACTCAACCGCTTCTTCAGCATCCAAGACAAGTTCATTCCAGATACATCGACGATGGACGTTTCGGTCGAGTCGTAGATCGTAAACTTCAACGTATAGTCTGCTGCGATGAACAGCTCGGAGATGGTTTGATACTTAGCCATCCGTTCCCCTCAATTCTATGACGTTATCAAACCTTCCAATCAGCTCAACGACTACAGCTTCATCGACGGCCAATGTTCCAAGTCGGCCTACAGCTTCAAGGCCCACAGGCAAGACGATATGCTCTGGAATCGGAGCGCTGACTTCACCTATCGCAACTTGCCCTTCAAGGATCGGGCCGGTATCGCTGATCAGCGACGTGATCGACGCAGTGACTTCAAAGCCTGAGAGTTGGACAATAACATCAAC